CAGAAACAGAAGATGGCTGACAAGTCTGCTCAAGCCGCCGCAGGACGTGGAGGCGTATGGGTAAGGCGTATGATTGCAGTGAGCATTTTGTTCGCTGTAATTGTTGCCCCTTTTATCTTGTCTTTCTTCCAAGTGCCTATTGCCTTGGAGAGTAGCTCAAACGGAGGAATCTTTAATCTAATATTTGGTCAAAATAATGAATACATTAACGTCAACGGCTTCGTCCTACTTCCAGAAGTTCGCCAAGGTATGCTTGCTCTTCTTAGCTTTTACTTTGGGAGCTCCATGGTTAAGCGCTAAAACTCCCAAACAAATATCATTACATGAATTCGTATCTCTTATCCCTCTATGGGAAGTTCCGCACAACAGTCACCCAACTATTGTTGGAGATGAAGGGCGTGCTTACGGGGTGTATCAAATCCATAAAATTATGGTGGATGATTACAATCGTATCACTGGTAGTAAAGTTTCGCACAGCGTTGCGTTCGACCCTAACTTCTCTTTCGTCATCGCTTTCAAAGTTCTGCAACACTATTCGGAACATATTAGAAAATGCGGCGAAAATGTAACCATAACTCATTTACTGTTCATATGGAATGGTGGTGGTGGTGCGTGGAAAAGAGTTCACAATCCTAAAGATGATGAGAAACAAAACAATCTAATTCGGTACACAAGCCGAGCAATACCTATAATTAATGATTATATAAATGAGCAAGAGAAAAGGCGTAAGCCTTCGGAAGGAACACAAGTCTAAGAGCGGAGGTCTCTCCAAAAAAGGCAGAGACTATTACAATCGTAAGACTGGTTCCAACCTCAAAGCTCCACAACCCAAAGGCGGTGCAAGGAAGCGTTCCTTCTGTGCCCGTATGAGTGGCGTTAAAGGGCCTATGAAGGATTCCAAAGGTAGACCAACCCGTAAAGCTCTCGCCCTTCGTAAATGGAAATGCTGACCTATGAAACGTAAAAAACTAAAAATTACTAAGGGCAAAAAGAAGCCCTACAAATACTAATGAACGCTAGGCAAAATCTAACGCTTAAAAAGCACAGCAAGCATCATTCAAAAAAGCACATGAAGCTTATGAAGGATAAGATGCGAAAAGGTAAAACCTTTACCCAAGCTCACAAACTAGCACAAAAACAAGTCGGAAAATAAGGGCAAAAATATGAGCTTATATAAAAACATGAATCGTCGCCGTAAACTCGGCATCTCCCGTAGCAAAAAGAAGTCTACAGTGAGCGATAAAGCCTATTCTAATATGAAGAAGGGCTTTCCTAAAAAGAAATAACTTTCGTCCCTAAAGCTAGTAGTAGCGTAAGGCCCTTCGAGGAGGATAACCTTAGACAAGCAAAACCTGCCCACGGACACCTAAACCCCCAACAATAATCCAAATAAGGAATAAATAACATGGCAAATGGCAATACAAGTCCCTCACGTTTAGGGCAAGTAAATGCTACAGGTGATGTAAATTCGTTGTTCCTGAAGGTGTTCTCTGGTGAAATCCTAACTACGTTTGAAGAAACAAACGTGATGAAAGATTTGCACATGGTGCGCACTATTCAGAACGGCAAATCTGCACAGTTCCCTGTAACAGGAATAGCATCAGCTAAGTATCACACTGCTGGCGAGAATATCGCTGACGGAGGTAATAGCTATCTATCCTCAATCAAACACGCTGAGCGCGTCATCTCTATTGATGATGTACTCATCTCATCAACGTTCATCGCAAACATCGACGAACTAAAGAACCACTACGATGTCCGTAGCATCTACGCTAAGGAACTCGGTAAGGCACTCGCAAAACGTTTCGACATAGCTACTATGAAGACTCTTGCGGCCGCCGCTCGTGGCTCTTCAGAAATCGGTGGAGACAACGGTACTATTCTTGGTGCTTCGTCTTCTCTGTTTGCTGGTGCTAACGCAACTGCCGCTGAACTTATCGACGCTCTTTATGGCATCGCTGAGTCTCTTGATGGTAAGGACGTAAGTGACGAAGGTCGCTTCGCTGTTCTAAGCCCTGCGGACTACTACACACTTATCACAGCAGACAACAGCGCAGTGTCGCTTGCGTCTAACCGTGATGCTGGTGGTGTTGGTAACGTCGCAACTGGTACAATCAGCCAAGTAGCTGGTATCAATCTTGTAAAGAGTAACCACCTTGCTTCCATTTCGGTTGCTGAGGCTTCTCAAGACCAAGATGACGATGGAGTAAACAATGCTCCATTCGGTGCTGGTAACGGAACTGGATACAATGCTGACCTTTCTGCTACTCGCATACTTGCAGGTACTAAGGAAGCTATCGGTACAGTCAAGCTCCTCGACCTCGCTACAGAGTCCGAGTACCAAATCGAGCGTCAAGGTACGCTATTCGTCGCTAAGTACGCAATGGGCCACGGTGTCCTACGTCCTGAGTGTGCGGTAGAAGTACGCTAAATTAATTCTGAGCCCCCATTGGTTAATTCCTTTGGGGGCTCTTTTTTATTTTTATTTATTTATTTAACCCCAATGATATATGGCTATTAAAGATGACATGGAAGACGTCCAAGAGGCGGTTATCAACGAATTGATTACAGACAACGGTCTTAATCCACTCAACCTTACTGACGGTTCAGTCTCACTCGCAAAGCTCGGAAGCGATGTAGACCTTGGTCAAGTTAACGATGGTGCAGTCACGACGGCAAAGATATTAAACGGTGAGGTTACACCCGCAAAGCTTTCTCAATCATACCTGCCGTTAACTGGTGGTACGGTGAGCGGCAGTGTTGGGATTGGAGTTAGTGCGCCAACTGCTAAATTATCTTTACCTGCCCAAGCATCAGGTGATTCTGGAGTTGCTCGTTTTTCAATAGAAAGTGCTGTTGATTCCAATGATTTTACCATTGCACAATATGAAGATGGCACAGGTACTTATACCCAGATTGGGCAAAACATTATTTTGACCAGTGGTGGAAACGTAGCTGTTTTGGACAGTGCGCATAAAACAGCGGGGATTACTTTTGACGGTAGAGGTAATGGGGCGCTAATGTTTCAAACTGGTGCGGCTAACGCTAATGCAGAACGCATGCGCATCGACTCCAGCGGAAATGTTGGGCTTGGAACAACTTCGATTGAGAGTTGGAGACTTGCTGTTGCAGGTACTAACTTTTCAAGCGGTGGTGGCTTGGCAGTTGCGGCATTTAGAGACTTAACGTCTTACAACACCTCAAATAATGGTGCGGGAATTACCCTCCAAGGTGTATATAACTCTAATGGAGGATATACAAACTTTGCCACTATCCAAGCAGGGAAGCTAAATAACACAGACGGGGACTACAGCACTTATCTAAGGTTTTCAACTCGATATAATGGTGCAAGTCAGGTAGAAGCCATGCGTATCGACAACAGCGGTAACGTGCTGGTGGGTAAGACTGTTCTTGCTTTTAATACTGCTGGAGTTGCTATGCAACCAGAAGGTGTTTTAGCGGTAACAAGAAACGCTAGTACTCCTTTTATTTTAAACAGAAAAACAAGCGCAGGTGAAATTGCTCAGTTCCAGCTCGATGGTGCTTCCAAGGGAAATATTTCTGTCTCAGCCACAGCTACCGCTTACAACACATCCTCAGACTACCGCCTAAAGACTGACGCACAGCCAATGACAGGTGCATCTGCCCGTGTTCAAGCACTGAACCCAGTGAACTTTGAATGGATTTCTGACGGCACTAGAGTTGATGGTTTCCTCGCTCACGAGGCACAAGAGGTTGTCCCAGAGGCGGTCACAGGCACTAAGGATGCAGTCGATGATGAAGGCAACCCAGAGTACCAAGGCATTGACCAAGCTAAACTTGTTCCACTGCTAACCAAAGCCCTCCAAGAAGCTCTTACTAAAATTGAATCCCTCGAAGCTCGCGTAGCTTCCTTAGAAAATACTTAAAAAAGAATGACAGACGTAAACTCTACCTACACTTCACTCAAAGATGCCATAAACATCGGCTTGAGTTGCCTCGGTGAAACACCTGTAAGCGCACCTGATAACACCTCAACTAACGTTGTACTTGCTAAGCAAATCATCGAGGAGGTTAGTCGTGACATACAGAGCAAGGGCTGGTGGTTTAACACGTCTGGTTCTAATATATCACTCTATGCCAACAGCGGCAGTGGAGCCACAGAGAACTTCAGTACAAGTATCCCAGAAGAAGCACGGCGTTACATAGCTATACGTGCCGCTCGTGTCCTTCAGTCTCGCTTTGTAGGCTCTGAGGAGCTCCTGAAGTTCTCCTTTCAAGAGGAGCAGGTAAGCCTCGCTATCCTCACACAAGCTCACGTACGTAACGGGGGAAACTCAACTAGCTTCAATTCCTTCCCTGCCGACCTAAAAGGCATGGGAGTAGAGGAGGTATTGTTCCTCCAGCAGTCTGCCGAAGAGAAGCTACTATCACTACGGCTCGTCACAGAGCTTAAATCAGGTGATAAGTTAGCGGCTGAGAAAGCCCTCATTGACGCTCAGAAGTCCCAAGTACAGACAGAGACTGTTCTAAAGTCACAGCAGGCACTCACAGAGCTTGA